AGCAAGTCATGAAGCGTATTTGCGGATTATTCGGAGTCCCGCCTGCTATGTTGGGAACTACCGACAGTAAATATAATAATACTCAAACGATGCTAGACGAATTTTATAAAACGACTATGTATCCGATGATTATTAATATCGAACAAAAGTTGAAGCAACACCTATTTAAGGGCTATCCTAATCTACAAGTACGCTTTGACACTAAAGATTTTCTCAAAGGTGCTCCTCTTGACCAAATGAATTTCGTGGTTGCAGGGGTAAATGCGGGAATAATGACCCCCAATGAGGCTCGTGAGTATTTAAATACACCGAAAATCGACGGGGCTGACGAACTAAAACAAGATAAAAAAGACAGTAATCCCATTAGTGGCTCAAGCCCTCAAGATACTGGCGGTGGCGGTGGTAATCAAACTCGCAGAATGAATATAGGAACAACATGAATACTTTAAAAAAGTTTCTAGCATTAATGACTTCCCAAATCAAGAAGTCTGATGTTAAACTTCCTATAATAGATATTGACAAGCCCCACAAGATAAAAGACGACAATCAATCTATTCACAATGGGGTGATAAATGAAACTATCGAATCTAAAACTGCAATGCGAGGCAAAAGTAAGCCTAGCGCAGGACGCAAACGAAGCACAACAACCAAGCGGTCGGCTTGAAGCCCGTGTGACGACTTGGGGTGCTCGTGAGGGTGCCGATGGTCGTAGGTTTAATTATCAGCCTGAGGGTTTTGCTCAGTGGGCTGAACAATTTGCTAACGAAGGCAAGCCTCTCCCTATGTTCCTCAATCATAACGATTCAGGAATGCCAATGGGGGAATGGACATCATTTGAATTTGACGACAAAGGCATGACTGCCGAGGGTCGCTTATATCTAAATACACAAGGCGGTAAAGATTTATATACCGTGCTTAAAGAATCACCTGATATGTTTGGCGGTGTTTCCGTTGGTGCTTATGCCGAGGAAGCCTGTTGGGTAGATGCCGAAGGTAATCCTGTTGGCGATGATACCCCTATGAAAGATGCCATGGATTCTTACTTTCAAATTACTAAGGGCGGGATTCGTGAAGTCAGCGTAGTTATGTACCCAAATAATCCCGAAGCAGACATTATGAAATTGGAATGCTTTGATGAACAAGGTCATATTAACCCGAGAGTTTTAGAAAAACTTTTGCGTGAAGCAGGAGTTGCTAAAAAAGATGCGACCACCGCATCTAGTGTCTTCAAACGAGTACTAGAGGAGCGTGATGCTCCTAAGAAAGTTGAAGTAGCCCCACAACAGAGTGATTCTGGTGCGGTGGTAAAACCTGAAGCCAAAGAAGAATTCGATGCTAGTGCTTTACTTGAAGCATTTGCCCATCGGGAACTCGCTAAGGCACTTGAAAAACGCATTAAATGAAAGGACATACCATGTCTATTGAAAAAGTAATTGAAAAAGTAGATGCTATCGAAGTATCGAACCTTCAAAAAATTGAAGAAGTAAAAACAGAAGTTGCTCAAACTGTTGAGTCCGCTAAAGCAGAAATCAATGAGAAATTTGCCGCATTGGAAGCAAAAGTTTCAGCAATTCAAGTTCCTGAAATTATCAAAGCCCCTGCAAAGACTGTTCGTGGCGATGTAAACCGTATGGTGCGTGAGCAACTTCGTGATTACATGAAGAACACTTCTAAGTTGGAAAAAGAAATCAAATTGTGGGAAAGCACAGACCAGTATGATGCGTATATGCAAGAAGCATCTGCATTGACAGGCTCTGGTGCTGGCATCGGTGGTCGTACTGCTTATGACCCAGTATTCCATGCTCTACGTTTGATGAACCCAATGCGTGGTGTTAGCCGTGCGGTTTCTACTGATGGCGCAACCTATCAGTTTAGAGCCAAGACAGGCAACGCAGGTCCTGCATGGGGATATGCAATTCAAAATAACGGTGCGGCTACAACCGAGAACACCTCTATTTGGCAATTGAACCTTAAAGACTTGAACGTACAGTTCCCAATCCGTACTGCCGCACTTGACGACATCGATGGCTTGGAAGCAAACGTAGTTGACGACATGATGCAAGAATTCAGCCAGTCTGAGGGCTTGTCTATGATTATCAACAACGACCAAGCAGGCTCTACAACTACTGCTACTGGTGCTACTGATGGTCTTCGTGGTTTGAACTCATATCCGGGTGCTAACGCTACCTACACAGGTGGCACAATCTCTACTGCCTCTTTCGGCTCTAGCGGTACTGCATCTAGCGATGGTTTGCACAACATTGCTACTTATGACCAATTGACCACAAACGGCTTTGGTACGACAAACGAAATTCAGTTTGCTGACCTCATTAACTTTATCCACCTCTTGCCACAACAATACTGGACTCCATCTGCGAAATTCGTAATGAGCCCTCTAATGTTGGCAGGCATTCGTGGTTTGGTAGATGACAACGGCACTCCAGTATTTGAGCGTATGTCTCCATTGGTATATGACGGTATTGTTGGTAAGTTGCTTGGCTTTGATGTAGTTGTAAACAACTATGTTGAAAGTCCAATCGCTTCAGGTGCATCAGCAGGCACAAATAGCCAATACCCAATGTACTTCGGTGACTTTAGCCGTGGACACACAATCGTAGACAGAATGAACATGGTGCTTCGTCGCTATGACCAGACTCAGCCTGGTTTCATCACTTTCTACGGTGAGAAGCGTCTATGCTCAAGCATTGTCGACCCATTTGCGATTATTCGTTATCGTTCAACTGCAACTGGTGCTTAATAAGACGGGGGGAGCAATCCCCCCTCTTTTGATTTAATAAAGGATAAAGAGAAATGACTGCGACCAAAAAAATTCTAGATGGAATGAGAGAATCAATCCTAAGTGGTAACCGAGTGGTTATCGACTTGCGAGAGGCATCTGCCCTGACTGGCTCAGGACTGAATATTGGCGGGCGTACTTATTTTGATGATGCCTTTGCTTCATTGCGTTATGCAAACCCTTTCCGTATGGGTTCAAGAATTACTAAAGCACCAAATAACTCTGCAATTCAATTCGTTGCTAAAACGGGTAACATTACCAACCCGACTAATCCATGGGGATACACATTTACCCCTGACGTTGGCACACCTAACCTAGCGACTTCATTTTGGCAGTTGCCAACCCGTGTAGTTGCCGCATCTTTCCCTGTTCGTACTGCCGTATTGAGCGACATTAACGGGATTGAAAACGAAATTATTGAAGACCTTAAACTAGAATTTAGCCAAGTAGAAGCGGCATCAATGGCGGTCAATGATGACCAAGCAGGCTCATCTACTACAACTACTGGCGGTACATTTGGCTTGCGTGGCTTAAATAGTTACGCATCAGGTGTGACTGCCGCATTCGGCACTAGCGGAACTGCAATTACAAACGGCATTCATACCCTAGCGACTGTATCGCTTGGCGGTGTAGCGGTTACATATAACAAGATTGTAGATATTGCTAATGCTTTGCCACCACAATTTTGGTCTAGTCCTACTACTGCATGGCACATGACCCCAACAATGATTCAAACGCTTCGTCAGTTAAAAGACTTGCAAGGTTTGCCACTATTCCTTGAATTAGGCGAGCCACACGAAAGCGGAGCAGTAGGTTCAATCTTTGGTTGGCCTGTTATTCCTAATTCATATCTAAATTCAACTTTCCCAATTTACTTGGCTGATTGGAGTCGCTTCTTCCAAATTGCTGATGTTGAGGAAATTGCCGTTCAAGCATTTGAACAGACGGCTCCGGGTTTTATTACCATGTTCGCTGAAAAGCGTGTTGTAAGTACAGTTCGTGACCCATTCGCTGGCGTTCGTGCTAGTGCCGCTTAAACGGGAGGCTAAATGCCTGTCAATGACTTAACTCTAGCCCCGTTCTACGGGACAAGCCGTAACCCTCAAAACTATGCCAAATTTGAGCAAGTGTCGAGGGATATTGCTACTCCATGGCTAAACATAGTTGCCATTCGAGACCAATTAAATTTATTTGGTGATACAAGTCAAGACGATTATTTGCAAGACCTTGATTTAGCAACCCGAATGATTATTGAAGATTTTTTGGGTATGGCAATTTTTTCAACCCAATATAGAGTCTATTACAGTAATTTAGGTCTATATAACACAGAAGTTTATTTAGACTTGCCTGAAACGGGCATTGGCTCTGCGGGTGTAACGATTAACACAGTAGAGTATTACGGAAGCAGTAGCAATACTGTTCCTATTGCTATTGACCCTGCAACATATTCGTATGACCCAACGGGCAACCAAATTATTTTGAATCAAGTACCAAATACTTTGAATCAAACAGTTGCTAACCCAATCGTTGCGTTATATACCTGTAATGCCAATCCTATGGCTAGTTACCCTGTAATTCAGCAGGCAGGATTGATGTTATTGACACATTTATACAACAATCGTTCTACGACCAATGTGAATACGCTTAAGCAAATTCCGTTTGGAGTAGAAGCCCTATTGCGACCATATAAGCCTTTGGTGATGTAAATGGATTCAATAGTCCGCTATGAAAACATAACTGTAAATAACGTAACTAATGGCATAGATGCTATTGGTCAATACACTACGACTATTACATCTTGGTTTCAGACTAGAGGGCTAGTGCATGATGTTGCTAACTCGGTTCGGATTAGCGAAAGGTATCGTGTTTATTCCGACCTAGTAAATATTACTCTTAACTACACATCAAGAACAAAGGAAATGGTAGATAACCAAGACCT